TACGAGTGAAGAAAGATTGAATGTGAAAAATTGAATGCGAAACATTAAATATAGATTATAAATGAAAGGTAATTGTACGTTAGAACTTGATGTAGACAGTGTGGCATTGAATAATGCAATGTCTAAAGCTGTCAGTGATGCTGTAAAAAGCCTCAATATTGAGCAGATAGTAAATGCAGAAGTAACAAGAAGAATAGGCAAAAGCGTAAGCAAATCAATACAAGACGGCACATTTGTTAGAGCAGTTGCAAAGAATGTAGCCAAAGAATTTGATGCAAATATCATTGTGCCCCTTCTTGATATTGAAGAGCTGAAAACTATGGTTGCAGAAAAAATCAGTCAGAAAATAATTAGTAAAATGGGGATTTAATTATGAACTCAATTAACGACGAAAGAGGTTGCAGCGTATGCCAGCCCGGTAAAGAGAATTACACCACCTACAACACCAGGTTGAGAGGTAAGAGAGTGAGAATGTACCAGTACGATTACCGTACTGAAAGTGGTGAACTCTTTGCTTGTTGTGCGCCTACCTTAGAGGCGTGTAGAGAAAGACGGGATAAATGGCTTAGTTCACGACAATAAGCCGATTGTCGTGTATAACGATTGAAGATATTTCGTTATCTTTGGTTGTGGTAGTACCTTTGGGGTACTATCGCGGGGTGTAGCAGTGGTAGCTTTTCACTTTGACTTGGTGAAGGTCGGTTGTTCGATTCAGCCCCCCGCAACTATTGAGTATTAATTAAAAAAATGACACGATTATGAACATTCTTACATTAAGCATCAAACAGAAGTATTTCGATGAAATCTTGGCAGGCAAGAAAACCCACGAATACCGTGAAATCAGACCAACTAACGCTAAGAAGTATATCACTTACCTATGTGGCGGTAAAGAATATCCGGCTGATGCAGAACTGCCTGAAGAAGGTGAGGTAGAATTGAAGCCTATCAAGTACGATGCAATCAAGCTTCTGACAGGTGCATATACAGGTAAACGTCCTTATATTATCGTTGAAGTGAAAGCAGCAGAAGCTGTTATTCTCACAGATGAAAACGGTAATGATATTGTTTACGAACATCAAGGCGAAGAATATCTTGCTGCACAAATGAATTATACTTTGGGCAAGATATTAGAAAAACATATAGATTGATTTGTTTAATTTTTAAAATTAGAAAGCAGAGTCGCAAGAAGAATTAACAGAGTAGCCGGGCCTCGCAGAAATATGAATGGTGCAGGGGCAGGTGGTAGATTGGTTGCCAATCGTAGAGGTACAGCAAGTGCCACACAGTTAGGATCACGCAGACAGCGTTACAGTGATCTTCGTACTTCATTTGGTTTAAGTGGTGGCTAGCTATGAACAAAGTAGAACAAGCGAGTCAATATATAGACCTCATTCGGGTAAAATCGAATGAGGCTTTACTGTTTTTATCACTTGGTAAAGATTCGCTTGTTCTGCTTGATTTAGTCTATCCGAAGTTTGACCGGATTGTTTGCGTGTTCATGTATTTTGTCAAGAATTTGGAACATATTAACCGTTGGATAAACTGGACTAAAGCCAAATATCCGAAAATAGAGTTTGTTCAAGTACCACATTGGAATCTTACTTATATTCTCCGTGGCGGTATGTATTGTGTGCCAAATCCGAAAGTAAAGCTATTGAAGTTGGCAGATGTGGTAAAGGCTATGCAGCTTACTCATGGAGTTTATTATACATTCTTGGGCATGAAAAAAGCTGATGGTATGAATCGTAGGCTTATGTTGAAAGGGTATGAGGTAAACGGTTACGAGAATAACGGTATGGTTTATCCTTTGGCTGATTGGACACAAAAGGATATTCTTGCTTATATGAGGCAGCACAATTTACCCGAACCAGTTCGATATTCATTGAAAGCCAGTTCGGGAGTAGGTTTCAATCTTGATTGTATGCTTTGGATGGAGAAGAATTACCCGCAAGATTTACAGAGAATTTACAGAGTTTTCCCGATGGCTGAAAGAGTGCTTTGGGAGTATCATAATCAACAAAATTAATAAGGAGGATTGCTGAGTCAGAAAAAGAAAGACAAGAGAACAGATATATGCTCAGGCAGAAAGATTGAGCGAAGCTAACTGGAGAAGAAAAAATACATGGAGTAGCAGTGCTGCAAGCAGGCGTGCAAAACAATCTCGTGATAATCTTATAGCAAGAGCCGAAAGGAATACTCTTCGGCAGAGAGGTTTCGGTCTAAGTAATGGCTAATATGGAATTATCAAAATACATAAAGAGTGAATCGGTGGAACTTAATCGTTCTGCCATTCACTTTGCGGATTATAATCCCCGAAAACTTTCCGATGAATCACGTAAGACACTGAAACGTGGCATCAAGAAGTTTGGTTTAGTCGGTGGAATTGTCGTGAACAAGCGTACTGGTCTTACCGTAGTCAGCGGGCACCAGCGTTTGTCTGTCATGGACGAATTGCAAAAGTTTCCCGATAACGACTACCGCATTCGTGTTGATGTCATAGACGTGGACGAGCAGCAGGAAAAGGAGTTAAACATTCTAATGAACAACCCTAATGCACAAGGGACATGGGATTTTGACGCTCTTGCCCGTATTGTTCCTGATATTGACTGGAAAGATGCAGGTCTGACCGATGCAGACTTGAATATGATTGGTGTCGACTATCTTTTGCAGACCGAAGAGGAAAACTCTATTGCGGATGCTTTGTCTGATATGATGGTCCCAGTTTCCGAACAGAAAGAAGCCGATAAAGCCGCCAAGCAGTTGGAACGTGTCGAAAAGGTTGCCCACATGAAAGAGGTCAAACATCAGGTGAAAGAAAACGCACAGAAGCAAGCCGAGAACATGGATGCCTATGTGGTGTTGTCCTTTGATACCTATGAAGCTAAAGCCGCTTTCTGCGAAAGGTTCGGGTATGAACCAGATATGAAGTTTATAAAGGGAGAAGTTTTTGATGAACAAGTAGAAAGAATAGATTAATTATTGGGAGGAAAGCTGAGTTAGAAAGAAAACATATAGCCAGTTATATCAGCAGTCCAGACGAATAATGTACAACGCTGGAAGACAATACGGGTTAGGTTCTGCAAGACAAAGAAACATAAGGGATAGAACGAAATCCATAATGGGAAGATATGCTGAGAAAATAGATAGCTATTTCTCAAAAAGAGGAGTTGATGTCTATGGAAACAAGCCAATTTCTCGCCGTGTCTATATGGGTAACAATAACGGTTAAAATTATGATTGGCGATTTTATACTTTGGATAAGGAATGTTCTAAAGCAAAACCTGTTTTGTGTTCATCATTATGTTTGGAAAGGTAGTGTGATGTTCTCTGAGTTCAGGTATGAACAATGTGAGAAATGTGGAAAATTAAAGAAGTAATATGAGCAATAGTGAATCTCAAAATAGAAAAGGTAAAGGAGGAAGAAAGCCTAAGTTTGATTATACAAGCGAGGAATTTCTTTCTCTCGTGGAATCGTATGCCAAAAAGGGATTCACTGACAAGGAAATTGCTTATGCCATAGGGATTTTGCCTCAAACATTCTGCGAAAAGAAAAGTGAGTACACCGAAATATCCGAAGTCTTAGCGCGTGGGCGCGCGACAATCAATGCCACTGTAAGGGCTAAATTCCTTGCAATGGCTCTCGGTGGCATAAAAACCAAAAGCACCGTGGTAAGAAAGCTCCGTGATTCAGAAGGGAATTTGACGGGCGAAGATGAATTACAAGTAAGCGAAAGCGAGTTGGCTCCTAATTTGCAAGCAATGTCCGTTTGGCTGTACCACCATGATGAAGATTGGAGAAAGATTGAGCGCAAACAAGATGAAGACGCTGATATTCCAACAGACATAGAGCATGGCATCAACATTGATTCTTGGATTAAAGACAAGCTGAAATGATAGTACCTCAAGAAATTTACCATCCATTATACGAGGATAAGGAAAAATTTATAATTCTTATTACCGGTGGGCGTGGTTCGGGAAAGTCTTTCAATGCTTCTACCTTTATTGAGCGGTTGACTTTTGAAATGACTCCCGTAGAGAAAATAGTTCATCAGATTCTTTACACCCGTTACACGATGGTTTCTGCCGGTATGTCTATCATCCCCGAAATGATGGAGAAGATAGATTTGGACGGTACCACGAAATATTTCAAGACCACAAAGACGGACATAGTCAATAAGATGACTAAGAGCCGTATCATGTTTCGGGGTATCAAGACTTCTTCCGGAAACCAGACAGCAAAACTGAAATCCATTCAAGGCATTACGACTTTTGTCTGCGATGAAGCGGAAGAGTGGACAAGCGAAGATGAGTTCGACAAGATAATGCTCTCCATTCGCAAGAAGGGTATTCAGAACCGAATTATCATTATAATGAACCCATGCGATTCCAATCACTTCATCTACAAGAAATACATTGAGAAAACTCACAAGCTGGTAGAGATTGACGGTGTGCAGGTTCAGATTTCCATTCATCCGAATGTGCTCCATATCCATACTACGTATTTTGATAACTTGGATAACCTTTCTCCTGAGTTCCTGAAAGAGGTGGAAGATATGAAGGTGAGTAATCCTGAAAAGTATGCTCATGTGGTTATCGGCCGGTGGGCTGACGTTGCAGAAGGTGCTGTGTTCAAGAAGTGGGGAATTGTTGACGAGTTCCCGGCTTGGGCAAAGAAAATTGCTTTCGGGCAAGACTTCGGTTATACGCATGACCCGTCTGCTTCCATTCGTTGTGGTATCGTTGATAACGCCCTTTACTTGGATGAAGTGGATTACCGTACTGGATTGCTTTCTTCTGACATCATCAAGACTCTTCGCCCGTGGGGATTGAAAGTCATAGCTGACAGTGCTGACCCTCGATTGATTCAAGAGATACACAACGGAGGAATCAAGATATATGCCGTAGAGAAAGGTGCAGGCTCTATCAATGCCGGAATTGACAAAATGAAAGATATGGAGATTTATATAACCAAACGCTCGTACAACTTGCAAAGCGAGTTCAGAAAGTATGTTTGGGCAAAGGATAAGGACGGGAACTATATCAACGAACCGGAAGACCATGACAATCACGGAATAGATGCTGTACGTTACTATGTATTGGGTGAGCTTCTTGGCAAGATTCAGAAGCCGAAAGATTTAACAGGAATATTCACACATTAAAAATATAAACTATGCCATTGAATTTAGAAGAAATATTAGCATTGCCTGACATCGGGCAGAAGATAAACTACCTGAAGAAAGGTAGGAAGACTGAACTTCCCGACCGTTGCAAACTTTGGGATGATTGGAATCCGGAACGACATGAAATCATGGTTGACAAAAAGAAGTATCCGGACAGAAAAGTACTTGATAAGGAATCCGAAAAAGTTTTCGATGAAAAAACTGGTAAGACTTATGAAATCGAAGCAAAGTATAAGACTGAACCGGTGAACCGTATTTCTATTCCATTGGAACAAGATATAGTGAACATTCAAACTGCTTTCACGGTCGGCACAGAACCGTCTATGGATTGCATTCCGACTGATGATGATGAAAAGAAGCTGCTGGATGCGGTAAAGGCTGTATTTAAATCCAACAAAATCAAATACCAAAACAAGAAGATTGTCCGTGCCTGGCTCTCCGAACAAGAAGCGGCAGAATATTGGTATGTTACCGATGATGATTCGTTTTGGGCAAAGTTTTGGAAGAAAGTTAAGACTACGTTCGGTGGCAAGGTCAAGCCCACCAAGAAACTGAAAAGCGTGTTATGGTCTCCATTCAGAGGTGATAAGCTATACCCGTTCTTTAACGACGAAGGTAAAATGATTGCTTTCTCACGTGAGTATAAAAAGAAGCTCATGGATGATTCGGAGGTCACCTGCTTTATGACTATCACGGACAAAATGGTTTATCAATGGGATTTGTCTAAAGGGTATGAAGAAAGAACGCCTTTTGCTCATGGATTCCCAAAACTACCGGTTCTCTATGCTTATCGTCCTGAATCTTATTGCAAGAAGATAAAGACATTCCGTGTCCGGCTGGAAAAACTGTTATCTAATTATGCTGATTGTATAGACTACCATTTCTTCCCACTGCTGAAGCTAATTGGAGATGTAGAGGGTTTCATGGGTAAGGTTAAGGATAGAATGGTCAAACTTACAGGTGAAGGTGCGGATGCCCAGTATCTGACGTGGAACCAAGTTCCGGATACGGTACGTTTTGAAGCAGAAACACTCACTAATATGGCTTATGATATGTCAAACACTCCAAGAATATCGTTTGAGACATTGAAAGGCATAGGCAAGGCTTCCGGCACTGCTTTCCGCTTCATGTTTATGGGTGCACATATGGCGGTAGAAAATCACGGTGAGGTTATCGGTGAGTTCTTGCAGCGAAGAGTAAATTTCATTGTTTCCGCTTTAGGCTCTATCAATCCAACCGAGTTTAGCAAGGCATCGCAGACCATTGACATAGAAACAGAACTGGTTCCATATATGATTGATGATTTGAATGATAAGGTGACTACTGCCGTTTCCGCTGTCAGTGGTGGCATCTGGTCAACGCGTGAGGGAATCATGTTTGCCGGAAATGCTGACCGCATCGAAAGCGAATTGAAAGAAATTAAAGAGGAACAAGCAGCAAAGAATGAGCAAATCGGAGATAAGGGAAAGAAAAACGCCTCTTAGTTAGAAAAATTACGGGACTTATAGTTTTAGTATAAGAAAAATAGTTAGCGGTGGCTTCAAAGAGTTGCCGCTATTTTTTTTGCTCTTTTAAATTATAAATATTAGAATATAATTTTGAATTATAGAATTATATATGTATTTTTGTCACACGATAATTGAGTAACCAATGAGAATATTTACCGAACAAGCATTAAAAGAATATGCAGAGAACCATCCCGATTCAAAGGTCGCTTTGCAAGAATGGACTACCATTGTGAAAAGAAGCAAGTGGACCTGTTTTGCCGATATTAAGAAAACGTTTAATAGCGTTGATAGTGTAGGTAATCAACACTATGTTTTCAATATCAAAGGCAATAACTATCGTTTGGTAGTAGTGATTAAATTCACTATTCAGTTTGTGTATATTCGCTTTATTGGTACTCATAAAGAATATGATAAAATAGATTGCGCTAATATTTAGGATTATGACAAAGATAGAAAATCAAGCCCAATATGAATGGGCGGTGAAAAGAGTAGAGGAACTTCTTCCATTAGTGAAAGATGATACTCCTTTGAATGACCCAAATAGCATAGAATTGGAGCTTCTTTCTAATTTGGTTGCTGATTATTCCGAAGAACATTTTGCATTGGGAGAACCAACACTTGTGGATGTTCTTAAACTTCGTATGTACGAAATGGGGCTTAATCAAAAATCACTTGCAAAGTTGGTTGGTGTCAGCCCATCACGGCTAAGTGATTATATATCCGGTAAATGTGAACCTACTTTAAAAGTTGCTCGTGAGATAAGCCGGAAGCTAAATATTGATGCTAATATAGTGTTAGGTGTATAAGTATAAGTTTTTGATGTGATATATTTTAGGCGTGATTCATTCGGTTTCACGCCTAAAATAACTTACCTCCAAACAAGCTTCTTAAGCTAAAATCTATATCCGTAATTCTTTTTATTTCAATTAAATCTCTATATACAAATCCGCCAACATTTATTTTTTCACATTGCATTTTTAAATAAATTTCACGAGATAGTTCAGCTCTTGGGGTAACTTCTAAAAAGAACCATTGTCCATACAATATTAATGTATAAAATCCATAAGTTTCTATATCATTAAATTGTGAATCGGAAAAGGAAAACTTAGGAGATGAAAATTTTTCTTCTATTAAGTAAACTCCATTATTGACTAAATAATACAAAGGAATATCTCCAATATTATAACGTGCAAATCTCCTAATTTGATTAAATCGATTGTCTAATCCATTACCTGTTATTTTATGATATTCTTGAAGGAACATTTCATATATTCCTCTCTTGAATTGTCTTGCAAATGTTGTTAGAAATCTATCATTAAACTTAAAATGTGATTTGAGAACTATTTTTCTTTTTGACTTCCAATATTCGAAATATATTGACTTTAATCTTTCTGAATTATCTTTTCTGTTAAGCAAGGCTTTTGGTAGTCCAAATATTTCTTTAACACAAACTTCTATACAAAGTTTAGGAAACACAAAGTCGTCAGGTTGACCGAAATAGTGATTGCATTCATCGCAAATATCAACACCAATATTTATGCTACCTAAACTTTTTGGCATAGTATGTGGCTTCTCTTTAAATGTCGTTTGAGTTACATCTTTACCACAAAAAATACAAGTTCCTTTATTTATATAGTCCATACTGTTACTTTATTTTACAGCAAAAATAGAATTTTAAATTGATTTCTTCACAACCTTTTCTTAGTGAATGCTATACAACCTAATTATTTCCCCTTTAATTGTTTCCTCCTTACTTTTATACCGTATTCACGACAATCAACTCATTGTCGTGAATCGGAAGCTTAAATATTTACTAATCATCTGTATTGGCGGTATTTTTACTTCTGCAAATTGAATCTCAAATTTTAATTCATACAGTATGACAATTTTAGAACAAATCTTAGCGGGCCTCCAAACCAAGTTTACTGGGGTGGACACTGCTATTCTTACCCGTATTGCCACCAAAAAGGCAGAGGGTATAACGGACGAGACAAAGGTAAACTCTATTGTTGAGGGTATCAGTTTTTCGGACGTGCTTAATTCCTATGGTGATTTCCGTGCCGGGGATGCTTCCAAGACCGCAGTTTCCAACTACGAGAAGAAGCATAACCTTAAAGACGGTAAGCCAATCGAGACTACCACAACCACCAAAACGGAAGAGAATAAAGACGATGTGCCTGCATGGGCGCAAGCTTTAATTGACTCCAACAAGAACCTTTCTGATAAGCTAACACAGTTTGAAACGGAAAAGGCTCAAGCAACACGTAGCCAGCAGATTTTGGCAAAGGCAAAGGAGTATGGTATTCCCGAAAACTACGCCAAACGATGCGCCATTAAGGACGATGAGGACTTGGACGCATACTTCAAGGACTTGAAGCAGGAGTTTGCGAATGACGGCTTTAAGGGTGTAGTTCCTCCAGATACAGCAAAAAAAGAACTGGAGAATGAGACTCAGGCGTTTGCGAAAATGATTGCAGACGACACTAAAGAAATTGTAGAACAACAAAAACAGTGATTTTATGGCAGCAGGATTTAAGTATAATCTTGAACCGGAAGTTGAGCAGGAAGAACGCTACGACGTAGAAACCGGACGCAGACGCAGAGGTCCGTATAAGTTGGACACAACCAACCTCGTTGTCGGCTCGTACTTGCCCTCATTCACACCGATTGCAGCTGACTTGGTGAAGAAAACATCCCAAGTGGCTATCCGTGTGGAAGTATATGAGAAGTTTACGACAGGCTCCAATACCACATTGAAAATCAAGAAACGTTCTTTGGCTTACAAAGGTATGCACTTGGGTAACGGTGCGCATGGAGCGACAATCAACGCTATTGACAAGGCTGACAAAGCTTTTGATAAGCTGACGTTAGCGGCAGACTTTGGAGAAAATCTAGAAGCTGGAACAGTTCTTTACGAAGCGACAGCCGCAGACGGTACAACGCCCAAAGTTATCGCAAATTCAGCTCTGTATGAAAGGAAGCAGGTAGAGGATGGCATAGTATTGGTTTCCCTTTTGATGCGTGCGTTTGAAATCGAACCGACCAAGCTGGTAATGCCTTTCGCAGATATTGACAAGGCGAATATGCCGCACTTCCAGTTTAATGCTCAGGATGTCAAACAAGAAAAAGAAGCCGTATCTATTCCTAAGGCTTCTTCTAGTCGGGACGGATTGATGAGCAAGGAAGATAAAGCCAAATTGGATGGGGTTGCAGCACAAGCTAACAAGTATATTTTAACAGCAGCTACGACTTCTGCTCTTGGAGGTGTAAAGCAGGCAGCCAAAGTGAATGATGCATCTGGTACGGTGTCGGTAGAAAACTTTAACGGATTATTGACAGCGTTGAAAAACGCAGGTATAATGGCAAAATAAAGAAAGGAGGATGAATATATGATGCTAACTATTCATACATTGTTTAATGACCCGAACATTGTAAATGCAGTGATTCAGCGTGTCCTCAAGACAAGAAAGGACACAATTTATTGGCAGCAGTATTTGGGCTTCCGTAGGACTACTACCCGTGTATTCAAAGACTACATTGGTCAGGTTACGGGTGTGATGGCCGGTTCCATCAACTCCCGTTATGGTGAAAAGCCTATCCGTGAACGTAGGAATATTGGTTCGGGATATGGCGAAATCGCCTATTTGGGTGATAGATACCAAATCTCAATCGACCGCTTGTCTGATTTACAGGACTTGATAGACAAGTATAATGCTGCCAAACCGGAAGACCAGAAGGCTGCCATGCGTGACATCGTGGACTTCATCTATGACGATTACCGTCAGGTATTGCTGGCACCACACAAGCGTATGGACATTATCGTAGGCTCTCTGTTGATGACTGGAGCAGCAAGCGTGAAGAACAAGGACGACAATGCCGGAAGAATTGACTTATTGAACATCGACTTGCCGTTCAAGTTTATCAAGCCGGACACAGAGGATAAAGACTATTTCGTCACTTACTTGCAGCAGAAACTGAATGAGCTGAAATCTATTTACGGCACATTCCCCAAGATGATTATGAGCCGTGGCACATTCGTCAAGAACATCATCGGTTCAAGCGAGTTCGGTGATAAGTTCAAGATGCAGCTTACAGGCAACGAGATGTATATGTCCACCGGGATTATCACTTCGCAACTGGCTTCTGCTATTTTTACGGGTATCGGACTTCCGGCTATTGAAATCAAGGAAGATTATGTGGTAGACCAAACAGGTAAGAATATCCCCATTTATGCAGATGGTCGTATTTCCCTGCTTCCGCAGGATAAAATCGGTTATATGCGCTTCCACACTCCTTATGAAGCTGTGGATGGTGTACCGGGACGTAATTACACTCAGGCAGATGGCGATATGCTGATTTCAGGTTACAAGGACGGCAATGGTCGCTATCTGGAATACACAGCCGAATGGATTCCGCAGATTGCGAACCCGAACCTGATTGTGAACTTCGATTTGAGTGAGATGAACGCATGACAGTAAACGATTATATATTACAGAAGTTTCAGACCTTCGGCGTTAACTTGTCGGAGGCTGACCTTTTCGATATATGTCTGAACGCAAAGATAAGCGGAGGGGGTGAGATGAACGAGGATTGCCAAACACGGGTGTCGGTGGCAATTGCGAAGTTCATCCCCTCTCTATTGCTTCGTGCCACTTCCATCAGCGAAAGCGGTTTTTCTATGTCTTGGAACATTCAAGGCATTAAGGATTACTATTCATTTCTGTGTAAACAGTACGGTTTGAAAGACGAACTGGGTAACAAACCTAAAGTGACTTTCTTATGATATTCGCCCCACACATATTGCAGGTAAAAGTTATCACCCCGATGGACAAGGATGAGTTTGGCAGACCTATTCCCGGAACAGGTGGTGAAAGCTGGCAGGAGGTGTGCAAATGCCGTTGTGATGATAACACTACCAAAGAGTTTTCATCTGATAACGGCTCTGTGTATCGTCCGAATTATCATGTGGTATGCGAGAAGAGAATTACTGTCAAGGCTGGTGATGAAGTACGTTGCATGGATGGTGATAGCGTAAGAGGTCAAGGCGAAGTTTATACAGTGAAGAGTACAAACTACTTTAACTACTCGGAATTATGGATGTAGATTTCGATTTCTCAGATGTCGACTCCTTTTTCGATGAAGGAGAATGGGAGGTCGAAAAGAAGATGATTGATGTAGGCGATGAAGCCGTGAAGTACGCAGAGGAACATGGGGATTATCAAGACCATACACTCACTTTGAGAACGTCCAATGATTACGATGTCAATAAAGACGGTTTGACATTGAAAAACGAAGCGGAATACGCATCATTCGTAGAATCTAAAGGGTATGATGTTTTGAGTAGTGCTGCTTTATTTGCGGAGAAACGATTAAAAGAAGAATTTGAAAAATGAAAAAGTACATTGGAACAAAACAGATTGAAGCAGAACCTATGACAATGGGCGAGGCTTATGAAAGAGGTTTATTACAAGTTGGCAGAGTGCCTGATGCAGAGTATGCAAAGCGCATGGGTTATCACGTTAAATATGCTGACGGGTACGAGAGTTGGTCGCCAGCGGAACCGTTTGAGGAGGCGTATAAACTCGCCGATACATCACTTGACCGTATGCAGATAGAAGCCGAAGAAGTCAATGGAAGATATGTAAAGTTAGCCGCTTTCATAGATTCAGGGAAAATGGATGAAGTCGTTAATGATATGTACAACAAGTGTTTACTGGAAATGCAGTGTTGTACAATGTTCGACTATATACGGCTTCTTGATACTCGCATACAGCGTATGCAAGGTTCTGATGGTGCAAAAGTAATAAAGATGAATTTTGGTATGGCTATTATGGCTCTCAAAGCAGGTTTTCCAATTCGTAGAAGCGGTTGGAACGGAAAAGGATTAATGGTGTTCAAACAGGTTCCAGCACATATTGATAGTGATATTATCCCCAAGATGCAATCTATTCCGCAATCAGCAAAAGACCTTATTCTGAAAGGCAAGGGCTTTATTGACTACACAAGCCAGTGTCTTATTTACAATGAGAATACTGGACGCGCTGATTCATGGGTTCCGTCTATCAGTGATGTATTTGCAGAAGATTGGGAGATTGTGGAATGATAGTAACTACCGACATAGGAAACATCCTCTACCGGGACTGCAAGGCTTTCGGAATAGATCTAGTGCCTGATGGTGAAACGCTGACGGGTGAATTGAAGTCCGAAAGGATTGTCATCCACACGAAGAAACAACAGCCGGGAAAGTATTGGAAGAAATCTTTCGCAGAAGTGAATCTATGTGTACCCAATTTAAGCGAGAATGAAGCGAACACAATCCGGCTTAACGAACTCGAAAGAAAGGCTGGCAAGCTGCTTGATGATGTAGTAAGCACCTATGACGGTACAACCTATCGTTATTCTATCGAATCAATTGGCACGGAAGCGGATACAGCTTTGAAATGCCATTACGTGAATGTGAGAATTTTATTTGAAGTAATAAATGTAAAACTATAAGATTATGATTTCAGCAGTAGGAATAAAAAGAATCTTGTTTGCCGACATTGATAAGGTAACGGCAGACATTACCCCCGAAATCGCAAAGACTTTGATTCAAGCCGCTATCAAAGCGAAAGATGAGGTTTTGAATGTACACGGGGAAACGTGGCAGATTGAGGAAACGGAAGCCTCTGTCACCGGGTACAAGAACCAATTAACGGGAAAGAATTACCGTTACGATGATGTGCCGGGAGAAGTATCGCCCGCTTTCTCTATCGGACAATATGACTGGAAGACCAAGAAAGCGTTCATGGGTGGCGATGTTATTCAGGCAACATCTAAAGATGTAGGTTGGAAGCGTGCTTTGGATAAAGTTATTATCAACAAAGCATTGTTCTGTCTGACCGATGATGATGTCTGGTTCATCTTCCCAAAATGCCGTATTGTTTCCCGTGAAGCCAATACGGATAAGGCAATTGCAATCGCTGTAAAAGGCTTGGTGCAGGAACCGGGAATCGAAGGTGTTTCTTCTGAGTATAACTATGAAGAAGGGCAGATTAAAGCTTTGCAGGCATGAACTACAGTAACCATTGTACCTACTCCTTCCGATGCGACCGTAAAGCTGGACGGTGCAACGGTCAAGTCAAAGCAGGTGAATGCTGGGGCTACCGTTCACTATGAAGTGTCGAAAGTGGGGTACGTCACTCAGTCAAGAGATATTAAAACCACTCCTTCTGAAGTTGATACCACTCTTAAAAAAGAGATAACATTGGTAAAAGCACAAGAGTGATAACCGGGGGATGGATATATACCATTCCCCCTTTTAGTTTAAGAATATGAATCAAGCAGCAAAAACGGTTTCTGATGCTTTGTTAGGGCTGGATTTCATGAATGTGGAGATAGGAGGGATGGTTTATACCATTAAACCTCCTACAATTAAAATTATCTGTCGTGCCATTCATCATTTTTCCAATATCGGCATGACTGGAGATAATGTCATGGAAGCTATTAAAGAGCTTCCTGAAGCTACTGAAGATATGCTGAAAGGTATTTCATGCTTTATCTGCGGGAATGATAGTTTGGTCAAAGAATTGGAGAACGGCACTTTTGAAGAAGTCAAAGATGCCTTGGAAGTCTGTTTCTCTATGATGGATATTTCGGCTTTTCAGTGTGTCAGCTCGATGAGGAACGTGTCGATGCTGGCAGCAAGACCGAAACAGTAGGAAACACAACGTTCTTCGGGCAGATAGCCCATTTGATTGACACGCTGCATCTGAGTTATACAGAAGTGTTTGAGATTATCCCTTATCGGAATCTGCTGATGATGCAACGGGATAAATTACGCGCAGTATATGGTGGTCAGAAGGTGAATAGAATCAGTGGTAAGGAATTGGCTAATCGTAGGAAAAAGAAATAGATATGTCAAAATTATATTTTAAGATAGGTAGTGACTGGGAAGAAGTTGTAAGACTTCGTAATGAAATTGCAAAATTAAAGCAGGAGTTAATGAGCATGGATGGCACGCAGACTCCTGCTGCTTTCAAGGCTTTGAATGCCCAACTTGCTGCATCCAACCAAAGATTGGATGAGTTGGTGACTAATGCAGCCAAAGCTGGAGCGGAGATGGAAACGGGATTCAAAAGGAAAATCTTCGATGCTTCCCAGGCCGTGAATGGATTCACAGAGAAGATTCTTGCTCAAAAAGCGGTAGTTAAGGATATTGAAGCGGATGTAAAACGACTTGGGGATGCTTATCGTATAGCATTGAAAAGGAATCCGTTATCAGCAAATAGCAAGTTAGAAGAATACAATGCTGCCCGCAAAGCTCTTGATGAAGAAAAGGCAGCTTTATTTGGATTAACCCAACAACAAGCCGAAGCGCGTCTTTCCGTAAAGAAACTTCGGGATGAATACGCCCTTTACAATGATAATGCTAAGGAAATCGTAGAGAGTAACAACGGTATCGCTATTTCTTGGAAGAAAGCCTTGGCGGTTATTGGTGGTACTGGAGTACTGAAAGCATTAGGTGCTGAAATGATTCGTGTACGTGGCGAGTTCCAGGCTGCTGACACTGCTATTGAAACTTTATTGGGAAACAAAGAGAAAGCCAATGCCCTCATGTCACAAGTTCGTGAGTTCGCTAAAATTTCTCCGCTTGAATTTTCTGATGTAACAGCAGCCACGCAGATGATGCTTGGTTTCAACATTGAAGCTGAGAAAGTTCCCCGTTATCTACAAGCTATTGGCGATGTTTCTATGGGGAACACACAAAAGTTTAATTCTATGACTTTGGCATTCTCTCAGATGTCCGCTGCCGGTAAACTTATGGGTCAAGACCTCAATCAGATGATTAATGCAGGATTTAATCCTCTGCAAATCATGTCTGAAAAGACCGGTAAGTCTATCGCTACCCTCAAAGATGAGATGTCTAAGGGGGCTATTTCCGCAGAAATGGTTCAGCAGGCATTTATAGATGCTACTTCCGCTGGTGGTCGATTCTATCAGATGTCCGAAAACGCTTCAAAAGAGATAAACGGTCAGCTTTCTATGATGCAGGATGCGATGGATAGTGTTCTCAACGAGTTAGGTGAGAAATCGGAAGGTGTAATTATGGACGGCATTCAGATGACTGCTTCTTTGATTGAAAACTACGAAACAGTCGGCAAGATACTTGCTGGATTAGTAGTTACTTATGGCGCATATCGTACTGCTGTAATGCTTACTACTATCGCAACGAGCAAACACACGATAGCCGAGATAGCCCTTACCAATGCCCGTGTACTGGCACGGAAAGCACAAATGGCTCTCAATGCGGCAATGCTTACCAGTCCTTATGTTTTGCTGGCGACTGCCGTTGTAGGGCTTGGTGCGGCCATGTGGACTTTCCATGATTCCGCAACCGAAGCCGAAAAAGCACAGAGAAGGTTTAACGAACAGCAAGAAGAAGCTAAAAAACAAGAGGAAGAACACAAGCAGAAAATTGATTTCCTTGTAAAGAGTTCCCGTGACATGGCTTTGTCTGATTTACAAAGAGGACAGAGCTTGGCGGAGTTGAGAAAAGAATACCCAAAGATATTCGCTCAATACGACATTGAAACCATTAAACTTGCTGATATACTCAAATTAAAGCAGCAGATTGCAGAGGAAGATGCAAAACGTGCCGGAGAAAAACAAGCCAAAGAATTTTCTAATATTGAATCTGAAATCAAATATTACGAAAATTTACTGAAATCTCTTTCCGGGCAGCAAGGTGTTGATGGATATGTGAAGAAGATGAAAGAATTGCGTGCTATGCGTGACGTTATGTTACAAGACAAGGGGAAAGGCATTTCAGAGCAATTCATATCCAATTTGAACAATGTTGATGTAAAGGAATTTGACCGATATATTTCCGAACTTGAAAGGAGAATCAAAGGAAAGGGTGATAATGGAACCATCAAACTCCGTTTGCCTATTGATGTAGAGGGAACTTTGTCAGATGAAGCAATCTATAATGTCAAAGACATAAAAACACTCATAGATACTGCAAAATCTGCCAAGCAAACCCGTATTGATTCAGAGAAAAACAAAACTACTTACAAACAAGACTACGATAAAGCCAAGAAAGAGTGGGAAGATGCCAAAAAGAAACTCTCTGGAATAGAAAAGGACAAATCCAAGTTTACCTCAAAGCAGTATGAAGAGGCTAAGAAACGGGTAGAAACAACTGAAAAATCCTATAAAAATTTAGGTGGTATCACTGGTAGTTCTTTAACCAAGCAGGAAAATCTAGCAAAAAAGCAAAAAGAAAATCAGGAAAAGCTGGACGGGCAACTTCTTTCACTTCACCGTCAGAACCAACAGGATGAAATCAACCTGATGAGAGAAGGCACGGAAAAGAAGTTGAAACAGATTGACCTTGATTATCAGAAACAGATTGATGCGATAAGAAAACAGGAGGAAGAATGGAGCAAAGCCGGTAACGGTAAGCTGACCGACAAGCAGGCACAGAAAATTTCAGAAGCTTATACCAATGCCGAAAGTATGAGAGATAAAGATATTTCCGATGTAACTGAAGGACAGCTGAAAGCCGAACAACAGGCTTTGAACGACTACTTGAAAGAATATGGCACGTTCCAGCAGCAGAAATTGGCTATCGCCCAAGAGTATGCGGAAAAAATAAGGAAAGCACAGGAAGAAAACGGTGTTAATAGTGCACAAGTAAAGTTACTGGAGAAACAACGTGATGTTGCCATACAGAACAAGGAAACAGAAGCCATAAAAGCCAATATAGATTGGGTTACTGTGTTCGGTGAGTTTGGTTCCATGTTTTCCGACATGATAAAGCCCGCCTTGGACGAAGCGAAAAAATATGTACGGACTGACAAGTTCAAGAACTCCGATCAGGCAAGCCAGAAATCATTGATTGACGCCATCAGCCAGATGGAAAAGTCTTTGGGTGGTACAAGTGGAGTCAACTTCAAGAAACTTGGAGAGGATGTAAAAGCCTATCAAATAGCAGAACAGAATCGTATCAGTGCCATAGGGATTGAAACAGCTGCTTTGGAAAGACTAAAGAAATCACAGGATGATTACACCAAAGCGCAGAAGGGCGGAACGGAAAGTGAGAAACAAGCCGCAGCAAACGCTCTTGAAACAGCACGGCAGAATGCTGACATTGCATCCGCCAATGTGAAGACACAGACTGATATCGCCAATCAGGCCCAGCGTAATGTGACTGATACCGCCACCAGACTGAAAGCAAGCATGGAAAATTTGTTGGGAGGCTTGCAGCAGATTTCATCCGGTGGATTGTATAACGCATATAGCGGAATTATCAAAACCGTGAACGGATTCAAGGATGTCATAGGAAAAACGTCAGAATCTCTTAAGGAGGTCCCCATTGTCGGATGGATTCTGTCCATCATTGACGTACTCAAAGACGGATTAAGTGATCTTGTCGGTGGTCTGCTTGATGCTGTTCTGAACGCTGTCAGTGGAATTATCGGTGATGTCTTGTCAGGGGATTTGTTTGTCACAATCGGCAAGTCATTGAGGAACGGCATAGGAAACATCCTGAACGCAATCTCATTCGGAGGCTTCAACTCCTTGTTTGGAATAGGTGGAAACGCCAAGGAAGTACAGGAAACGATAGACAGGCTGACGGACAGGAATGGAACTTTGCAAACGGCCATCGAGGATCTGACTGACGAGATGAAGGCAAGCAAGGGAATGAAATCGGTTGAATCTTACAGGGAAGCTGTAAAGTATCAGGAGGAAGTCAATAAAAACTATCTGCAAATAGCAAAGGAGCAAGCCGGATATCATAAGAGCCACGGCAGCTGGCAGCATTATCTGAAATGGACGGATGAAATGCTGGAACACGCAAGAAAAGCTACCGGCATGCAGGATTTCTCCGGCACCGATTCCTTGTGGAATCTGACCCCCGAACAGATGAAGGCTCTACGGTCGGACGTATGGTTATGGGATATCATGGAATCTTCCGGTAAGGGAGGTTACGGTGAGCGTGTTACCGACAAGCTGGATGATTATATAGAGCAGGCAGGAAAACTGGAAGAACTGACCGACAGTCTTTATGAGGGCCTGATCGGAATGTCATTCGATTCCATGTATGACAGTTTTATAAGCAGTCTGATGGATATGGAGAAGAGTGCGGAGAATTTTGCTGATGACATATCCAAATATTTCATGCAGGCGATGCTGTCAAATGCCATCGGTGAACAGTTTAGTGACAAACTGAGGACATGGTATGATAAATTCGGTGAAGCCATGAAGGATGATGGTACGCTTGATAATAATGAGCGTAAGGAGCTGATGGATGAATACATGGGTTATGTGGACGAAGCCATGAAGCTCCGTGACGAGCTTGCCGCAGCAACCGGATATGACAAGATTTCACAGGAAGCAGCTTCCCAGTCTGCAAGCAGCAAAGGTTTCCAAACCATGTCTCAAGATACCGGCGAAGAGTTGAACGGGCGGTTTACAGCATTGCAGATTGCAGGAGAAGAGATAAAGAATCAGAATATTATTCAATCTCAATCACTTAATCTACTGACAGTAAAAGCAGATGCTCTACTTTCCATAAATACGGAAACAAGGAATATCGCTGATGATACGCGAGATTTGATAGCACAATCTTATCTTGAATTGGTACAGATTTCAGAAAATACAGGGGCAATCGTCAAACCTATTCAACAGATGCAAAGAGATATAGCAGAAGTTAAAAAGAATACAGCAAAATTATAGTCTATGGATGAATTATTAATTAATGGCGAAAACGCTTATACAACATGGGGTGTGAGAATGGGAGAGGGGTTTCTTGATGTTATTGGGGCATCCGCTTCCATGAAGGATTTTATTGAGAACAAAAGCCGACTTGAACATGGGAAACGGGTAATAATCAATAATCCTAAAGTCGATGAGAGGGAAATAACTCTTTCGTTCACTATCGAGAGTAATTCTCAGTCTGATTATCAAGCAAAGAAGAAAGCTTTCTTTGATGAGCTGTATAAAGGTGTGGTTGATATTCAGATTCCTGCTAATAGTAGCGAGGTTTACCATCTTATTTATACTGGCAAGAGTGTCACTTACGCACAGAGTTTAGACCGAACTTTCGGAAAAATTTCAGCCAAGTTTAACGAGCCAAATCCGGCAAACAGAAGCTAATTCACGACATTGGTTTTATTGTCGTGTATGTGAGTGCTCAAAATTGGGCACTCTTTTTTTTATCCCCGAACTTTGAAGACATGGAACAAATCGACATCAAAGACATATCCGGTGCTATCCAGCTTACAACTTTGCTCAATGAAGGCTGCAAGCGTAAGTTCACTCTGATGAAGGAGGACTACATCATGTTAAAGTTCTCCTTAGAGAATCCCATATATTTCAAACTTGGCTCATACGTGGAATGTAACTTCGGATTGTTCGAGGTGTGCGACTTGCAGAAGCCCGCATTCAACACCAATACCGCCGGCTACGATTACGAATTAAGACTTGACGCCTACTACTGGAAATGGAAAAACAAAATCTTCAAATATACCCCGGAGACGACCGGACAGGAGGCGTCCTGGAACCTGACCGCTCCGCTTGACGTACAAGCCGGTATAGTCCTTAGAAATTTGAAAGCTCTTGGTTACACATACAAAGGACAGGATTTTGTTTTCTCCATTGATTCCACAGTCGAAAACAAGTCCCAGTTGATGAGTTACGACAACATCAACATCCTTGACGCTTGTTTTGAGATGGCGAAGAAATGGGATTGCGAATGTTGGGTGACTGAAAACATCATCCATTTCGGGCGTTGTGAGTTCGGTGATCCTGTTAATTGGGAGATCGGTGTAAATGTAGAGGAAATGTCCCGTTCGGATTCACAATCGACTTACGCAACGAGAATCTATGCTTTCGGTTCTACAAGGAACATTCCTTCAAATTACCGCCCCGTTGATGAAACGGTGGTGGTGAATGGTGTGGTTCAGAAAAGATTAATGCTGCCCGAGGGTATTCCCTACATTGATGCATACCCTAATATGACTACCGAGGAAGCCGTCGAGCAGGTGGTTATCTTCGATGAAGTCTATCCTCGAAGAACAGGCATCATGTCGGATGTCACCACTATCGAAGTGACGGACAAGGTGGAGAATGAGGACGGCACAACCACCGAGGAAAAATGGAATGCCTACCGCTTTAGGGACACGGGTGTTAACTTTTCCGAGAAATATATCCTCCCCGGTCAGGAGCTGAGGATACGTTTCGCATCCGGGCTTCTCAACGGTTTGGAGTTTGCCGTGAAGTTCAATCCTGAGGGAAAGCCGGAGAAATTGGAGGATGGCGGATGGAACCCTGAGGCACAGCTTTGGGAGATAGTCAGGAATGAGGACTATGGCAGACCGCTTCCCGGTGATGTGCTCTTTCCCCAGGATGGAGATGAATATGTGCTTTCCGGTTGGGACAGTACGAAAATAACCGAGCTGGGGCTTGTGGGTGCCGCCGAGCAGGAGTTGAAGGAAAAGACTGAAAAGTACGCTGCCAAATCCAAGATAGACCCGAGTACCTATGGCTGCACGATGATGTCAAATGACGCATACCGTGAGGATGGCGTTCATAATTTCTATAGCATCGGTCAAAAGGTCAACCTTATCAACAAGGCTTATTTCGAGAACGGAAGACAGTCAAGGGTTATCGGATTTGAATTCAATCTTGATTATTCCTTTGACTCACCTGTTTATACTGTCGGGGAAACCGCCGCCTATTCCCGTATCGGGGAGCTGGAGGAAAAGGTTGAGAGCCTTACCCTGAAGGGACAGACCTATACGGGCGGTGGTGGCAGCGGCGTGTATGTGATCGGAAGCCACGACTCCACCCCCGCGACAGACCATAACGTGTATTCCGCATTGCGCTCCTTAGTAATGTTCCTTCGTAAGGATCAAGCGGACGGAACAAATTTCTTATTGAAGTTCGGCAAGTTCATCGACTCCATGATTGCCGGTAAAGGTGCCGGTATCTATCCTGACGGGCGCGGTCAGTTCGAGCGTCTTGAGGTGCGCGGTTCCGCAGTGTTCAAGGAGGTCATCTATAACCGCCTGAACGCACAAGAGGGCGATACGTCTTACTCCGAGAACGGGGTCATTGAGTCCGTGACTTTGGAGAGCGACGGAACCTATACCCTGAAATTGCGCAAGCGTTGGGAGAATGACTTTACCGCATTCCAGGAGGGGGATATAGTGTACGGGATTGTGAAGAACCTCTTTTCTACGGGGAAGTATTACGCCTCGTGGATGCGCGTGCTGTCCAAGAACATAGCGGCCAACTCCATCTCGGTACTGGTGTATCCGGACAGCGAGGTGCCGGGAGGCCGGAACTATCCCCCTACTGAGCTGATGATTATCACGCGCAGAGGCAATGCCATCAATGAGGACAGGCAAAGCTACTGGTAT